GAAACCATTTCATCTATTGATTTTTCAGGTTTTTTTAAACCAACCCCCTGCGGTGTTTGAAACAACATTTTATCACCTTCTTCTAAACCAAGTTGGTAAAAATATTCAAGTGCGGATAATCTTTCTTCTTTTGATAATTCGCTATAATATTTATCAATAATCGGGAATTTCATTTCATCATTAATAAAAGGTTCTACATAAGCCCTTCTTGCTTTACCGACAAGTTGTTCTCTTAGCCCTTGCTGTTCATTGTTTAATTCAATTCCATTTAATTTATTTGAAACGGCGGGGGCGAAAAAAGCATCTTCATTATATTCTTTTGCATCATCATATATTGGTTGTGCAAAATTGTCTTTATTAACTATGTTAAATCCAAGCACTCTAAACCAAAATCCATCCGTTTTTTCCATTTTTTCTCCCCACATATTATACTTTGCATCTGGCATACGACCTGATAATTTTCTGTACCAAGATGACCTTTGTAGCATAGTATTATCCAAATCACGCATAAAGCTACCCGTGTTACCTTTTACGGTATAATCTAATTTTGCCCTTGATAAGGCAGCTATTGTTTGCGGCTGCACTATGTTAGCAAAAAGATTAATCATGCTAACGCCATATCTTCTTGCCCCGTATCCACCACTACCCAATGCAGTAAACAAAGCAGATGAATTAGCGAAAACACTATTTTGCATTTCCTCTAAATCATCAATATCCCAAAATTCTAAAAGGTTGGAAACTAATAAATTTCTATTCTCTAATTGTTCTGGGGTTAGTTCTTCATAATCTTTAGCCATTGCGTTCATCATCATCCCTAAACTACCAAACCACTTTAGATTTACCGTTACACTATTTTTTACTTCTGACAGATTTTCGCCACGAACCCACGCCAAAAACTTAGTTAAATTAAATGTCCCTTGTGGTTCGTATGTAGCCTCACCCTGTCTTTCTTTCTTAGGTTCATCGCTACCGCCACTTGCAAGTATTATTCCAGCCTTTATAAGTGGTATTAATACGGCATTCCACCCAATACCAACGGCAGCGTGTCCAAGCCAATATCTTGCTTCTCTTTGCTGTAATTTAGCTTTAACAAAATCACCGTTTTTTTCAAGTTGGGCTGCATACATTTTATGACCAACAGCTTCAGCCAATGCAAGTCCGGGGTGCTGTAAAGTCATAAAACTCCAAAAGGCATTAGATGGAATTTTTATATACGGAGATATGGTAGCTACTTTTAACAAAGAAGCAGCCCCCGTTTCTTCTACCCGGCCACCTCTAAATGCCCTATTTATTATATCAACAAATAAATTATTTTGCTGAAATGTAGAACGCTTACCTTCTTGTTCTATTGCTGCTTTTGTGTAGTCCGCCTCAATGCCTGCTTTTTCTTCAGCTTTAATAGTTGCTTTACTTCTTGCTTCATCTTCTGGCAAACCCTTACTTATATTTTCTGTAAAATATTGACTATAAAATTTATTTTTAAACCTTGTATATGCTTCCTCTCTTGGGAACTCAATAAATATTTTAAAATCAATAGATTTGGGATTAATACCCAATGCTTCCGCAAATGCAGCCCCTTGTGCGCCGCCCGCACCAAACCTCATTGGCTTATCGCCAAATTCAAGAATCCTAAATATTAGTTCTGCGGGAGTTCCGGGGAATACCTGCAATGCCCTATTAAAAATTTGTTTACCACTTAAATCTTCTTCCCTTGCTACTTCTTTTCCGCCCATAGAAACAACCATATCGTTTATTCTCTTGTTGCTTCTTATTTGATTTATAATACTTTTAAAAGAACGCAATGGTCTTATCTGATTTGGATAAACGTCTTTTGATTCATAATCTTGGCGGCTTAAACCAGTAACAAACTTTTGTGCGGCTTCGTTTACCCCCTGACCAAGCCTTTTGAAAAACTCTTTTTGCGTTGCTCTTGAAAACACTGTATTCCATTCGCCACCGTACTTTTTATTCATAGCCCCAATAGTAATATCAACAACGCTTTGTACCGCCGATGCTGGAAGTCTTACGGCAAGTTGATTTATTACGTTAAATGCGGGGTTTAATAATATAGCGTTATAGATAGATATAGTATTGCCCTGTAATGACGTTACAAGAGTTTTCAGAATTTGGTCTTTCTTATCAAACATATCTGCAAGTTCCCTTGCTGAAATAGCAGCCCTTAATTGCGCTTTTTTGTAATCGGAAAAAGATTTATCTGTTTTTAAAGTTCTTACTCTTTCCCCAAAAGCATCAACCGAATTTGTATTTTTTACTAATTTTTGTAATTGTGCGTTTTGCGCTTCAGTAAGTTTACCATATCCAGTTGCTTTTGCAATAATATCCCTAAATTCAGCATCATCCAATGCACCGTTTTCAATAAGGTGTAAATAGGAATCTCTTATTACTTTGTCTTTCTGTGCCTCACTTAATCCTTTTAATTTTTTCTTTACCTTATCTAATTGCTTTATTTTATACTCATCTGTTTTTGACAAAGGGGCTACCCTTTCAAGTTCTTTTTTCTTTTCATCTCTTTTTGAAACAAGGTATTTAGCATCGCTATCAAGTTCAACTTTTTTTCCGCTTTCTTTTGCGTTCCTTTTTTTCGCTTCTATTTGTTTGTCTAACTCATCTATCTGACGCTGCAACCTTTCTTTATAACTATCAAGTGCTGATTTTTTCTCACCTAATCCAAGTGTACTTACGATTGATTTTTTAAATTCTTCCACATCAAAATCACCCGAAACCGCATCTGATAATGACTTTACAGCATTTTCAACTATTTCTTCTATTGCAATGCCAGCATCATAGGCTTTTTTAGCGGCGGCAGCAATGCCTTCCATTATTGCATCAATATTGCCTATGCCTTGCTTTTGTACGTCATCCTTATTTTGTATTGATAATTTTTTAGCCCACTTTGCAGCCCAGCTATCAATAGCCTTGTGTATTTTTTCTTTTTTATCCGCCCTTAACTTAGCCCTTTCTTCTTTTAATTTTTCATCAACTTTTTGATTTACAAAATCTTCAAATTCGGGTAAGGTTTTTATTTGTTCTAAAACCTCATCCCAACTTTGTTCTTTGCCTTTTGCAAATTTGATAAATTCTGTTTTTCTATCTGCTTCTGCTTTTAATTTTATTCCTAATGGTGATTTCTTATAGAAATAATTAATTGCTGAATTAAACCTACCTCCACTTCTCGCTTGCTTATCCCAAGTGATTGACACTTCGGCAAACTTTTTAGCAAGTTCGTATTTTTCTTTCGGGGTTTTAGCCTGCAATTCCTGATTTGCGTATGTATTTAATACTTCGGCAAAAATTAAAGAATTTACATCTCCGTCAAAAGTACCCTTTTCCTCTAATCCAAATTCATTCACAACTCCTTTTGCTAATTGTTCGGCTTCTTCCTGACTTGAAGTTGTATAATTAAGCCCTTCTCTTTCAAAACCTTCTTTTGATAATTTTGGTACACCACTTGCTTCATACAACCTATTTAATAACCCTTTCTTTTCACCGCCTTCTCCCCCTTCATTTTTCTTTTCTCCCATTGGCGGGGGTGGGGTGGCAACATTATCTTCATAGTATTTTGCAAATCCTTCTTCTATTTTTTGGCGGTTTTCTTCGCCTTGTAATTTTACTAAGTTATTGGCGGCTTGTTTTATGGCAGTTGCATATTCAACCCCTTTATCCATAAGCCTGCCAACTTCAATAATAGCGTCTGCCAATGCTTGCTTTAATTGGTCAAATGAAGCCCCTTGTGTTTTAGCCCCGCCAATATCAGCTTTAAGCCAATCGGGTAATTCGGCGGCTTTTATTTTATCGGCTATCTTTTTAGCCTTTTCTTCATACTTGCCTATCTTTCTTTCTTCTGTTTGTTTTTCGGCGGGTTTTTCAACGGGTTCTGCCTTTACTTCTTGGGTGGGTTCATATTTTAAATTTTCAGCCGCTTGTAATTCTCTTGCAAGAGTATCATCAACCTTTACATTTGCTCTTTTTGAAAAGTCTTGAATTATCTCGGCTGTTTGCATTGTTACTTCATGGCTATCTTTTGCATCAGCTATAATATGAAGTAGGTTTTTTCCAAACTCATTAAACTGCCTTTCAGGTATCGCACCTCTATTCATTGCCATCTTTACCAGAGTAAAAGCACTTGCATTGTCTTTTATTCTTTCAATACCATCAATTAAACCTGTATCTCTTTTATCTTCTAAAACCCTTTTTTCTCTTTCTTGCTTAACCGTTGACTGCATTTTTGTGTACGCATCCTCAATTTCTTTTTTTACATTATCAGGCGTGTTTGCTCTAAGCCCCCCATCTTTTTTTAAATGCTTGGCATACTTTTCTTTTACTGCATCATACTCGTTTTTGGCATTTTCAAAAGTAGGTATATTGGTTTCAACTTTACTCGTTTCAGTATTTTCTTTTGGGAACAAATCAGAATTTTCATTCAATAATTTTGTTGCATATTCCTCTGTCAACTGTATATGCCTATTCTTTAAAGCCTCTTTTGGCAATCTGCCATTTTCAACCAACGTATTTATAAACTGGCTTGTCAATACAGTGCCATAACCATCAATTTCTAATGTGTTTTCATTTGCACCAGTAACTCTTTTAGCACTCTCATGCCCTGCGTGTTCTACTGCTATTCTTTTACTAATTGGCTTTGCAGTTCTTTTCACATCTCCCCCTCCACCACCACCTACTTCCTTACCTGCACTTTCTTTTTGGGGTACATTGGTTTGTTCTGCCTTTGCTTCTTTGATGTGTAATTGATTCTCTCCATTTTTATCTTCGATAGATTCAACTTCTACAAATTTGGCATTGGGAAACTTTTCTTTCATTTTAGCCAATTCCCGTTCAACCGTTTTAGGGTCTGTTGCAATACCATCTGGTTCATAATAAACAGTAGTAACATCTTCTGCTTTTATATTCCCTCTTTTTGCTCCTTCGTGATGTTCTATGTCTTTGCCTTCTGTGTTTTTAGCTTCAATTAAAAATCCTTCCCCATCATACCAATTTGTTTTAGTTGAAAATGATTTATCATTACCTACTGCATCATCAGCGTTATCAATAGCCCTGTAAACGTGTCCTTCTTTTGGCTTTACCACATCTCCCCCCCTACCTCCAACAGGGGTTTGTTCTGCCTTTACTTCTTGGGTGGGTAGGGGTTGTAATTTAATAGATTTTACATTTTTTTTATCTGATGCCAACTCAATTATATCTTCTATATTTTCTTTGCCAAGTATAGATGTTTGTTCACCAATCAATTTTTGCTTTGCCTCATCGGGTAAATGTCCATGTGCCTTTTCATTATATTGATTATTAAATACTACTTCAACTTTAGAATCTTTAAATATGGGCTTCAATTTCATTGCCACAACACCTCTTGCTTCTTCTTTTGAATAACCATCATTTTCAAACTTTCTTTCAACTCCTGCAATTAAATCTTTTATATCAATACCTCTTTCAGATGCAAGTTTCATTGATTCTCTTAATTTCAGACCATCGGCATAAGACCTTTCTGGATTACCCATAATAGCCTCTACAAAATCCTCTGCCAATAATTTATCAGAAACAATATCACTATCTATATATCTGTCAATAACGTCAATAGCTTGTTTAGCATCCCTTGTATCAATTAATCTTCTATCCCAATCTTTATTATCCTCAATATACTTTTCAAGCTGCCATCTTGCCTTATCTAAAGAAACACCAAATACACTCTCCTTTTCCCTTCTTCCTAATTCTTTTTCAATAGCATCAAATTCATCACTTAATTCCGGTGTCGCTTTCTTGTCATTAAATAATGTATTCAATTCTTCCCACCTATTCTCTAATTCTTTTTCTGTCTTATTTTTCAAATCCACATCTCCCCCCCTACCTACTTCCTTACCTGCACTTTCTTTTTTGGTTTGTTTTGCGGGCATAGCGAAGTCAACAATAGTATTCCCCCATGCTGCTCGTACACCTTGTTCTGCGTTGCCTAATTCACCTGCCACTTCACCAGTAGCCTGCGACCTTACTTCATTTATTAGTTGCTTTGCTACTGCTGGGTCTGTTAAGGCTTGCTTCGCCATATCAGCATACATACCATCCGCCAATTCCCCGCTATCAATAGCCCTTTGTATTACCTTCTGTTCTTCTGTTAATTCCGGTTCATCCATCAAATCCCTATCTTGGTCTATTTTTAATTCATTTATATCGGTTATTATTTCAGCCTCTTTCCCATTAAATATTTTTCTTTTTATATTATTAGCTTCTTTTATCTTTTTTTCAATCGGTTCTTTTTGTATTTGGTCTTTTATCTGATTTAACTTTTCTTTATTAATGGCCTCTACTGTTGATTGGTAGGCGTATTCTAATTGCCCATCTGCTGATATTGGGTTACCTTCAACATCATATTTTGGGGCATTGATATTATTTTCCCTGTGCAGGTTTATAATATTAGTAGCTAAATCATAGTCTTGCTTTGATATTTCACCCCTTGCTAACTGACTATCCATTGCATCTAAATATTCTTTTGGATAAGCCGCTATCATATTAATCCCTGCTTTTGATAGTTGTCTATTTATCTTTGTTTGTCCGGCAGCACCTAATAAAGAAGGTAATATCATTGCATTAGTAGCTTGCAATCCCGTATCTAAACTTTCTTTTAAGATATTCCTATCTATACCCGTTTTAGGCGATATAACTAATTCTGTGATATAATTAGTAAAGTTTTGTAATACTTCTTCGCCCCAAGCCTCCTTACCTAATGTTTTAGCTGTATTATCTAAAAACTTTTTTGCAATATCACCTAATTTAGCCTGCCCACCACCACTATCAATTACATTAATTATTTCTTTTGCAAAATTTCTTTTTGCAGTAATAAGGTTTATGTTTTCTGCAATTTTTACGTCTGGCATTACATTCTTTTCAATCCATCCCTGAACGCTACCGCTAACAAAAGCCCCTAACGCAGCTTTTGTGGGGCTTCCCGTTTTCTCCAAAAAATCAACATACTCATATCCGTATGTTTGCGCTAATGTTGATAGCGGAGTACCTATGTTTAAGGCAGCTTGATTTGTGGTCATAGCCGCCATTGGGTTTACCCTTCCTATTGCTGCATTGATTGGGGTTTTAGCAAGTAAACCCAACCCCCTTGCAAGCCCAACCTGCATGAATAATCCAGCAGCCCCCTCTAACGCTTTATTCCAAAAATTATTTTCTAATGTAGTTGTAAATTCACCTTTTTTATTTAATATTGTTTGTCCGCCCCTATCAAGTTCTTTTGATTTTAAATAAGTGTCAAATGGAGAATCAACTACGGTACTTACTGTATTAAATATACTTTTTACGGGGTTAGCGAACCCTTCAAAAATAGAATTTAAAGCCCCCTTTTTAACAAGCCCTTCCCCTTGCGGTATTGGCAAAAACCCAAACGAAGGCGCACGTTCCGCCTTTATTATTTCACTTAAAACTTCATCGTCTTTTATATCTTCTGGTGCGCTTTGATAAGCTGATATAATTTCTTTTGCAGAATAAGCAGACCTGTTTCTATATCCCTCTTGTTCAAGTTTTTCAGACAACCATCCACTTAATATTGCCTTTTTATATTGTGGCGTAAGCATACTTCTCTTTTCCCCTGATACATACGCACCACCTTTAAAATCTTTATATTTTTTTAACTCAATTCCTAAGTTAGCAAGTTCGGTAAATTGAGTTTCAGAAATTTTACCATTAGTAACCATAGAGGCTACTATCATGCCATATTCACCGATTTTTGTGTCTTTCAAATAATTTAAAGCAGCCATTACATATTCAGCATCTCTTTGAACTAAATTTGGGTCATTGCCCTGACTTTTCCAATCAAGGGGTACTTTATCAACGGCATTTAGTATAATATCTTTAAGACCTAATATCTCTTTGTCAATTTCCTTCCCTGCTTGTAATTGGAATATCCTTCTTTGTAATTTTTCTTTTATTGGGGTTTTATCAACCTTGTGACCGTCTTTATCCCAAATAAAAGGCATCCTTTCTACGCTATTTAATGCGTCCTGAAGCTGTGATACATCGTTAATATTATCAACCCTGAAAGGGATTTTTGTTGATTTTAATTGTGGGGCTTGGCCTCTTCTTTCAGAAATATAATCCTCTTTACCGTATTTATAATTTGAAAATACATCCGAAAGTTCAGATGCGATTTGTTCTTCTTGTTGCTCTTGTAATTCAATCCCCTTAGCCCTATTCCTGTATTGCAATTTTTGGGCAACCTTATCCCACTTTTTTTCGTTACCAAAAACATCTTCATCCAGCCCAATCTTACTTATTTCTGGTAATTCTTGATTTAAAACATTTAACAGGATTTTTTTACCATACTGATTGTTGTATAAAGATTTTAATTCTTCTGGTTCTACCCTACCAGAATAAATATTATTAAGGACGGGATTTATTACATATTCTTCTACCTTTCTATATTTTTGATACTTGGCGGCATCTGATAAGGATTCTCTACTTAAAATTTTATCATCTTTCTTTTCACCACCAAGTATTCCTTTTGGAGATGCCCCTAAATCTAAAACACCTGTCGCTTCTTCAAATTTCTTATTATACAGCCTAACATCTGCATCTGGTGTTTTGCTTCTTTGCGAAACAGATTCAATATCAAAATTTATGTTTGCTTTTGGATATTTCCCAGTTGTCGGATTTATAATAACATCAGCAAACTTACCCATTACACCGCTACCTATTTTCTGTAAGTTATTTGATACGGTAGATTGGGGTTCTAAGCCGCCAACTTTTGAGCCAAGTGAACCACCGCCAAGTTCTTTTTTTTTTACATCTTGAAATGAAAACCCGTCTTTAAATGCTGACGGTAAATCTTGCGGGGCTATCTCATAAACTTCCTTAGTTTTACTATTTGCAACTATAACCGTATCTGTTGGCAAATACCCATCATTAACAGCCGCCTGAAGGTCTGTATCTTGTATTTCTAATACTTCGTTTCCCTTTTTTACTCTTAACGATTTACTCATTATTGTACTTTTTTAGCCCTGTCTTTCCAAGAACCGCCTGATGGCTTTTCGTCTTTTGGTTTCTCTCCTGTCGGTTTATTTGGCGGGAAATACGTTTTTTCAAGTTTAACATCGCCGCCCATTACACTTTGATATAAATTCTGCAATTCATAAGGAAGCGTTCTGCTGTTTACATCAAAAGTTCTCTCTACCGGGTTTGTCGAACCTTGTATTGCCTGCCCAAATACGTCATACTTTTGCTTTGGCAAAATCTTAACCTTAAATTTACCACCGCCCAAATCCTCAACACCATCAAATTTTGTAATATCACCTGCCAATAATTCTGAAAAAACATCGGTTGCTGTTTGGCTATTACCACTTTTCATTGCTGACATAGCTCTTGTAACCCAATTAGCACCAGCATTTTTAGGTGTATTACTACCACCACCAACATTTATTTTTATCTGTGCCTGCAATACATCTTTATCCTCTTTTAGTTTTTCCGATGTAGCATCCACCATTCTTTTTATCACTTTTGCCTGTGCCACCTGTTCGGTGGTTGTTATTTCTTTATCTTGCCCATAAACCTTCTTATAATACTTTTCAAGTTCTGTTATGGCGGCATCATCTTTTAGTAACCTATTATAAGATTTTCTCGCTTTTCTCGCTAATTCACTATTTCCTAAAGGTAAATCTTTTGCTGTTTCAGCCGCAGCTAATAATTGTTCTGGCGTGTACGCTTTAATTATCGGAGTAATTGTTTCGCCACTTTGTTTATCAACAACCCTTCTTGATAAATCTTTGGTTTCAACAGGAGTAAGATTTTTAGTTATAGCATCTAACGCCTTCCCCTCTGTTTCTATATCCAAATCTTTTACCATTGCTGACAAATCCGCCCAAGTATAATCAGTACCATCCTGCTTTAAGGACGATTTGTCGTATATTGATTTTTCAAGATTTGGCAATACTTTCTTTATATCTTCTTCATCTAATTCAATTTTACCTTCTGCTCTTTGTTGTGCTAAATCTAAAAAAAACTTATCTCTTTGTTTTGCATTATTAATATTATAGGCGGCATCTCTAAACATTCTATCAAGTTGCATCCTTTTTTCACCGCCTTGTTTTATTTCCCTGCTATTCTGATTCCAAAAACTTTGTATATCGGCTATCTCTTTTAATATTCCCGCTTGGTGAACATCCCTCAAACCAGCAGGATTTAATGTTTTTATTTGGTCATTAAAATACTGATTTAAGGCTTCTTCTTTAGCCTCCCTCTTAGCTTCATTTTCAAGATTTCTTCTTAAAAATGGGGAGGAATCAAGTACCTCTGTATATTGATTATGTAACCCTTGCGGGAGTGGGTTTATTGCCATCTTTAAATTATTGGTCTTGCTGTTCTTGGTAATGAATTTGATACCCTTCTTACGCCACCTTGTTGAAGGCCATTAATAACACTTCTATTTGATTCGCCTCCGCCTAAAGTTATCCCTGATGCGATAGTATTAAATCCGCCAAAAATATTCTGCATACCTGCATTTGTCCTTTGGTTTGCACCCTGCAACTTTTGGCCTAACATTCCTAATTTAAGATTAGCCCTTGTTTCCCACGGCAGCATTTGGTTTTGTTGAAATAAAAACTTTTGTTCTGCATCTTCCATTTGCGTTGCCTGCCCAAGCTGATTAAATAAGTTATCCCTTCTTTGTTCTGCGGCTACGTTGGCATTTAATTTTGCGTCATTGGAAGCCCGTAAAATGCTTGATGTACCTGCTATCCCGCTACGCCTGTCTTGTAGTGATTGCAGTCCCGTTGCCACGCCCCTGTCAATATTCTTCATTTGGCTTTTATACATTGCTGTATCTGTCGGGGAAACCCCGTACCTTGCTAATGCGGTATTGTAATAATCAAGTATTGATTTGTTTGCCTGTGCTTTCGGTATATTCGCAAGGGTATAATCAATCTCCCTGTTTAATTGCCTTTCAGCTTTTTTTCGGCCTGAAAAGATTGTTTGCCCAAGCCCTACTAACGCCTGAACACCGCCTGCTGCTAATGATAATGGGTCTATTGGCATAATGTAATAATTTTATTTGTCTGTTCGTGGAGAATCTGTAAACCTGCAATTTACCTCATTCAAAAATACTAAATTTGTGGCATTTTCCTTTCGGAATTTAGCCGCCATCCAGTTCCCTTTTATAAAATTGCCGTTTATTTTCCCGCCTATTGAGTTTACATCTCTTTTTATGACGGCCGAAGGCATACCCTCCAACATAGTAAATTCTGATTCCCCTAAATTTGTTTCTTGTCTTTGCGTACCGTATGTAACCTGATTGGTATAGATTAGCGGGCAAGCCCAAATACTGTTGGCAAGTTCGCTAATAGCGTTCCAAGATTTCTTTTGAGTTAGGTTATCATTAAACACAAATGTTACATCGGCTGCGTAATTCACACCGTAAAAACTTGTAGTGTTGTTGTCGTGCTTCCATAAATTACCACCGTTCCAACTGTATATCACATCGTTGGCGCATAAAGCCAATTCGGGTATATAACTATATTCGTCACAAAAATATCCGTTTCTTAACTCATTGAATGAGAAATGGTTACCTGTTGTTGTAGTGCCATTGCCAATACCCGCCTGCAAGATAGTATGGAAGTCATTATCAAAGGAATCGTAAAATGCCATCACCTTTGCTTTGCTTCCGTTTGTCCTTGTAAGCGTTTTATTATACGGGGTTACTAATTTCGGGAAGTAGAACTGCCCCTTGTAAAGAAGTCCTAAATCAGTTATGCCGTCATTCCCAAGCCTTATACCCCGCCCTGTAACCACATCGGTAAAATAGTCGGCAATAGGGCTGCTGCATAGGTTTGTCGGGTAGCCGCAAAGCCCGAATATCCCCTGATAGTATTGTATGTTGTTGGTGGTGATAATTTCATTGGTAGTTACCAAGTCGCTTTCACCTTCATTATTTTGTATGAAGCGGGCGTATATGCCATATTGCCCAACACCCCTGTCCTGAAACACCCGTAAAATCCTATCCCTTACTTTGAACCGCCTTATATCCCCTTTCGCCCTATCCACTTCGTCAAAATCATTGGGGCGAAATATATTTAATTGATTAATGTTTGTACCTGATTGGTATTTCCCACCCCAACGAACTAACACCTGATTATATTCCTCTTTGGCGTTTTCGTCTATAACCCAACCCCTGCCATTATCGTTACAAGATGATTGAATGTAATCATTCCAATTAGCATCCATCATATCAAGATATGAAAATAACGCATTGTTTTGTATTGGTACTGATAAATAATATGCCCTTCTTTTTATGTAAACATCTCCTTCCGTCCAAGCAAATGTAGCAGGTTGGCTATTTGTTTGGTCTTGCAGTTGCCCTCTATGGTATCTTACCCCACCGCTTTCATATATATCATACTTTTCTCCAAATTCATAAAATACTTGCTGATTGTCGGGCAGCTTCGGCTTTGGTGTATATACCTCTATAAACATTACAGCTTGATACGCTGGCGTTGGTAAAGAAGTTGGTTTTGGTATTTTAATAAATGTGCCATTTTGAGCAGGGGATGTCATCAGTCTTTGCACTACTCCTAAAACTGGATAATCTTGTTGTGAAGAAAAAACAGACGTAGTATTATCACCTCCAACAGCCGCCATTATTCTCACCCTATCACCTTCTGCATATTCATAACTTGGCAAAAATCCAGTTTTTGCGTTCATTTCGGTAAGGTTTTGGATTCCAAGATACAAGTAATTGTTATCCGTTTGGTAATCCATTGTAACCCATTGCAAAAATTTGGGGGTTAGATTTAATCTTACCCATTGATAGGACGTAGCCCAAGATGGAGGCAAATGATTAATACTAAGGCTTATTTGTGGTACTGTAATTGAAACGCCATTTGTTTGCCCTGCATAATTTGGTGTTGTAACAGTAAAGTCCGTTGTATCAATGTTTGAATCAGACGCAAAAGAAACTACTCCATTTGTTTTCCCCCTATCATCAAAATACACAAGACCAAATCTATATTCAGTATTCCATTTATACATTGGTGAGCAATTCGGTATAGAACCGAGTAGGGGGTCTATTGCTACAAGACTTGACGTTATTTGTACATCAACATCTTCCCTTGATATTTTATCATACCCATCAGTCAAGCCACCGTAAACTATAACATTACCATTTAATATTTCAAGTGTATTAGCTTTGTCTGGAAGCCAACTAAAATACAAATCCGATTCTTCGGGATTTATAGTAATATAACTACCATTATTATAGAAACTATAAGTATAACTTGAATTAACTGGTATAGAATAATCATCTCTATCAAGAGATTCAATAATAAAAAAATCACTAAACTCACTTCCATTCCATTCTTGCCCCATAACTTCTATGGCCTTGTAATCCTCTAAATTTGGAGAATAAACAGTAAATTTAATATAGTTATCGGTAGTTACAGAAATTTGAAGATTGGGGTCTATATAACTTGGCAATGGTATATCTGAAATAGGGGAAAGTGTTGATTTTTCTCCATTTTTAAATACCCACCTATAAGCAAACCTGAAAAATTTATTTTTTACAGCATTGTAATTAACAGTAGCATCACTAAAGTAGCCTGCAACGCCATTTGGAGAACCGCTTGAAACTAATGCAGGCGGGGTTAGCGGGGCGTTTTTAGCCGCATTAATCATATCTTCCGTAAATGGTGCAAGCGTGGAAACGGTGTCTAAATTAAGGCAGCGTGGCCTATTGTAGCCGTCTGTCCAATATAGCATATCGCCATCACCCGTTGTCCTGTAAACAATGCCTGCTGAATGTACGGGGTAATCTCTTGAAAAGGTTAATATATCTGTGGCGGAATCGGTATTACAAAGAAATATTTTAGATACCGTTCCCGTCTGAACAGAATATTGATAAATGCCGTTGTTGCCATATTCATTCCAATTAAACCAAATTATTCTTTGCTTTACTTGGTCGAAGAAAGCACCTATACATTCATTTATTCCTGCGGGAAGATTTGAATTTGATATAAGCGTATTCCCCTTTATAGGGTTAAAAGAACCGCCATTAGTGTTAGGGATAAAGCGAAGATTTCTTGCCTGAATATGATTAGGCGAAAGGACATCTTCTTCCCTGCTGTCTTTATCTAATACCCCGTTAAATCTTTTTACTGCCAACATAGTTTTAGAGTGCTGGTTCTTCTTTGGTTACTAATCTTGCAGGAATTAATGTATAAGTCCCGCTTGTAAATGTTAATCGTTCTATTACGTCCTTATCGCTGAAAAGAACGCTGTCGCCGCCATATACAAATGTTTCGCCGCCATCCCAAACCTTATCCACCACCCCGAATAAATATCCTTCTGTTGGTACAAAGCCGGATGTACTTGCGGTGGCAAGCCCCACGCCGTAAACTGCTATAACGCCACTTGGTAATATAATTGGGAATGCCGACATATTATCGTATCTCTTTATAATTAATTACTCCTCTTGTTGCACTCGTTCCACCTAAACCAGTCACTACCAAAGACAAAGTGCCATTAATCCTTACCGCACCAGATCGGTCAAGTGTGACAGGGTACTTTACCGAAAGTGTCTTTGATACATCACTCTTTGAGCCAGCAGTCGCAGCCACATACCCACTTGATATGACAGCAGTAGGTGACCCACTGATTGTTCCTGTTCCATACTCAAAAGCGGAGCTTGCCGTATTCACATTTGCCCATGCCGCCCCTGTGATTGCTTGCCCTATACATAATTCCCAAAATACCGGATTGTTGCCAGTGACAATCATATCAATACTTTCAATAAAAAGCGTTTCCCTGTTTGTGATAGAATTAAACGTAGTCTTTGGCCTAAGACTGACAAGGTGAGTTCTTGCCCCGCTTCCAGCTGTCACACTAAGATCAGGTGTTGCAAAGCTGAAAGAAAAATCTTCAAATACTGCCAGTCCACCCTCTGATGATACTGCTGCACACTTGAAATAGCAATCCTTTGCTAATGCAGTTGCTGTTGCTGTGAGTAGCATCTGTACTGGCAAAGTCGCCGTTTGCATATATGGCACGGCCATGGCATTGGCGTTCAAAAATTCATGAAAGTATTTGACCTCTCCATCTGCATCAAACCCACATCTAACACGCCCCATGCCTAAGTATTGCAGGTCAATAATCAATATGAAACTTTTGCTTTCATCGAACTGAATAGAAGGATTAATATTCCAATTCACTTTGCTTACAACCTCCTCCACAACTGAACCGCTGGTTTTTGTTCTTCTGACTATCTGCAATCCACTTGTGCCGTTTTGTCTTAGAAATATTCCGTTATCGGCGTCAAAGTATCCGACATCAACGGTTGCCCCAGCAACTCCCGCCCCTAATACACCTGTAATACAAATCAAATGGGATTTTCCCGGCTGATACGGCACATACTGAAACGACTGAATATAGCTTGTACCCGTTCCTGATGTTGCCCGTAATTTTACCATTCTGTCATTTATAGAATGCACTGGCGCAACACCAGTACCAGTTGTGCCTGATTCCATGACTAAAGGAGCTTCATTATACTGGCATTGCACTGAAAATAGTGACGACGGGTTCGACGCCCTTAGCCTTGAAAAAGCATCCAGATTAGCCCCATCAAATATTGCCGTTGGGACTGCCCCACCCGAACCAATTAGCGAATCCAATTTATCAGGTACTATTATGCTCATACTGTTGGTGGGTTTATGTTTGACATTGTAAAATCATAATCAGCCGAACCAGAAACTTTCACTTTTATTCTTTCGGATGCAAGTAGCACAATATGCCTATCGCTTTCATACATTTCGCCTGCATCTAATTGTAAATTGTGCGGAGCTATCGAATAAGATTGCTCATTTCCAACAAAAGCATATACATTAACGCCTATTGTGCCAGACGTCTTATTTACAATAGCAAAATTATCTATTGAAGTTGGCAAGTTTTTGGAATCACTAAGCCACTCATTTGCTGTATTTCCTCTATATCTAAACATTAGCTCTTTATAGACATTCTCGTCATCTCCTGACTTAATTGATACATTTCTTCTATTCGTATCGGCTTCCAAGCCGCTATTGCCATTCTTCTTTCATTGAAAAAGTCATTTCTCAAATCCCTACTTATACCTACCTGTCCACGATTGGTATTTACCGCCCGCCTGTCTTTCCACCAAAGCCACGCTACTAATGCTTCCCTGAATTGTACTGGCAAATAATATTCGTAGCCTATTTGCGGTGATGCCACATATTCAATCATTATATAGTCATACTTGAAATTTTCGTCAAGTAATATTACCCCTGCTTTTTGGTCAATTTTAAAGTTGCCAACAAACGGCTGACCGCTTGGAGTTCCGTAAACATTTGCATAGGAATAGCCGTTCCAATAGTTACACCATAGATTTGGCTGCCAATTCCAAAGGGTATCGTCTTGTGTTTGTTCAAATCTTGTGGATGATAGCCCCGCAAAATTTGTTAGCTTATCGTTATAATAAAGCGGTATTATCTCCCCCCTATCATTTAATACACCAACTTTTGTCCATTGTATATAATCAGAAGGAATCTGAACGGTAAAATTTGCGTTTACCGGAAGTTTTTGGGTTTGTACCTGATAAAATGCGCTTATCCCCATTTGCTCAAACCCACGAAAAGCCAAATGAAATATCTTAAAGTATTTCGATTGGCTTTGTTCGGATTCCAACAAGTAATCCTGTATTACGCTGTCTAATGTGATATAAGATTGATGCTGCGTCATATTATTAATCAGTTAGTGCTATAACGGCACTTGCGTCAATAATATAATAAGTTTCCCCATCTAACTCAAAAGGCTCTCCCCATCCCTTAACCCTGTAACCTATATCTCCTGCCTTTAGTTTCATTTTCTTTTTTGCTGTGCCGTTGCCAACCGCCATAACTTTTACCTTATTTGACGGCTGCCTTACGCTTTCCGGTACAAATATTCCGCCTTCGGAATATTCGCTACAATCAAAACATTTAACCACTACGTTGTTTCTTATTGGTTGTATCATATATTATACTGCTTTTACAAAATCCTGCCCATCGCTATTTAAGTCAACGGGCATATTCCTTGAAAACGCAAATTGTTGTTTTAAATAATCTGTTACAAATGGCAGATAATCAGACGAGACATTCAATACGCTGTCCAAATCGCTGCTTACTCCGCCACTAATCATTGTAACTGTTGCTGTATATTGAGAAAGCTGAATGGTGCTTAATACAAACACATTGCAGCCTTCCTGATAGCCTATTAATTTATTTGGTATTGGTCGCATCCCCTTGTTATAAGAACGCTGATTCATACTCATTAATACAACAGGATAAGATATTTGATTGGTGTCGCTTTTAAATTCTATCGTGCTGATGCCTTCGCTTTGTCCTATCCCCGGCGGAACTTGCGGAAGTACAATCTTCCACAAAAAATTTTCATCCTTTGTTACTTCAATGCCTTTGAAAGTAGAATAAAAACCATTGTTTACAAATGCTATCCCTTCAATCTTTAAGTTATCCTGATAACATTTTTGGGCGGCAAAGGCTATCGCTTGGTCAAGCCACTGGTTGACAAGTCCTATGGTTATTTCAGCATCATCAGAAGGGAAACCACCGTATATCATACGGCGGATTTGCTCTATATATTGTTGTCTTGTCAATGCCATTTTTATTGCCCGTTAAATTGTACTTGACTTGCGTACTGTGCTACTTCTCCCGCATTAAGATTTACACCTATTATTCTTAAAGCCCTTGCAATAATATTCATCATATCTATCGCACCCCATACTGGTTGTTGGCTTGTAGCTGGATTGTAAACGGGGTTTCCGTTTGAATCCAACACATACCCCCATACAATGCTTGGCGGGTTTCTAACATAACTCATTTTTGCCAATCCGATATTAGTAGGATAAAATTGAAATCCTTCGTGTTTTAATAAATATATTGGATTGTCATTTACAAGGTCAATGCTTGAATTATGGAAGCTAACTAATCTTGGTTGATTTACGAACCTTATATTGTATAATCCGCCATAAACAGTCCACATAGAATCCACCGCCTGATAATCTGAAGGGTATGAAGATACCCCTGTTGCCGTATTAGGCGTTAGGGTAATATTATAAATAAGCGGGGCGATACTATTGCGTACTTTTTCTTTTTGTCCTATTTCGACAACTGCAATAGGTCGCCCCGCCTGATACTGCTGATACTCACCTAATAGATAATCAAGGTATTCGTTTTGTGCCTGATTTATAGAATAGTAAAAATCATCAGGCGATAAATAACCGTTTTGGATGTTTTTCCCTACAATGTACTGCGTTATTTTATACGCTTGATTTACGTCCATTATTTAGCGAATGTTTGTAATTCTTCTTTGAATTTTTTTCCTTCATCTGAATTAGTCATTGCAAGTTCTGTAAGATATTCGTATGGTTTTCTGCCAACCGGAATTTTACAAATAAATCCTTTCCCGCCAGCCCACAAAGCATTACCGTTCTGCCCCGTTAAATCAATTTTCGCTTCTATAATAGCTTTTTTAACCATATACTGAACATCTACTTCATCACTATCAATATACTTTTCAAATTGTTCGGGGAAGCTGTCGGCCTTCATCATTAATTCCGTTCTAACCCCGTCATCTCCTTTTGGCATACCCAATTCATCTACAAATGATATACCTAAGAAACTTGCCAATTTCTTCATTTTCTCAACAGGCATTTCTTTGGCTTTAATTACCATATCAATTTTAAGCAACTGCTTTTTATGCCTCATTGCCTGTTCCGCGGCAGCGTCATACTCGTAATAATCAAACTTACCGTTACCGCTTCTTAAAGAACCGACATTTTTAATATTATTCCTTAAAAATTCCACTCTTAGTGTGTCCCAAGATGGTACTCTTAATATGCCGTTTTCAAATGTCGGACTTAGCTGCCTGTTCTGCCTTAAATCTTTTTCGTTATAAATCTTAAGCAGTTCACTTTGCCATATTGTGTCAGCCCCGTTAATCAACCAAATTCTTTCCCTTCTTTTTGTATTAGGGTTTACTCCTTCACCTATACTATCAATATAAATCCTTCCTTTCTTCTTTTTAACCAATCTGAAAACATGATACTTTACTTCGGTTTGAGGCGAAACATCAATACTTGATGTGTTGTTAAAGAACTGTTCTGTTTGCGGATTTCCTTTGTCGCCCCGCATGGCTGATTCTACTTGTTTTAAAGTTGACATTTTTATAGCTTTTTTATTTTATTATTAATACTGTTTAAGGCTTTATATAGCCCCCGCAATCTTGGCGGGTGTTTTTTAAAAGCAGCTTCCGGTATTTCACGGAAGCCACTTTTGGGTTTTTAGGATACGGATTATGCTGATACTATAACGAACTGATTTGGCGCACAAACCCTTGTGCCTCTGTAAGTTATCATTTCAACATGGTCACGCATTGTACCGTCAGTTGGGTTCATTGAACCACCACCCCACTGCCACAATCTGATACCGTTACCTACTGTACCACCTTTAGGCGGCTCTTGAACCATAACAGTAATGTTTTTCATAACATTTGCTGTTTTAGCATCTGGAACGCCACCCATAGGAGAGATAACGCCATAGTTACGGAAATAGTCAGTAGTAGGTGTTTTACCTGTTTGTACTTCGGTATTCCACGGGCTGTACTTCTTAACCTGCAACAGATAACCGTCAATCAGGATTTCTTGGAAGCCGTAAGCTACTGAAGCCTCTTTGGATTTTTCACCTGTACCATAAACAAAAGCACCTGCGGGGTATTCCTTAAAGATACCATCGCTGAAATCCTGACGCTGGAAGATGTCTTGTAACCAAACATTCTGCTTGGCACAACCATTAACATCCATTACACGGGTAATTTCATGCAGTTTTGCAATATCCAAAGTACCGGGTGTATAGTTTACGGTTTCTCCATCGGCTGTAATCTTAGGGATAAAGCCCAAAGAACCTTCTGATGTAGAAGTAAGCATACCTGTATTGGTAACTTCATCACCACGCATCAACTTGTTTTCGATAGAGTTTAAGAAACGTCTTTCGGATTTAACAAGTGATTTGTAGGTAAAGTAGCTGCGGCCTGCCTGACCCACACCACCGATTTCGCTTCCTGATACGCCATTGTCATAGAAAATATCAGTCATTCCTGCAAGGTCAGTAGCAGCAAATGATTCACGGATTTCGGTAATGTTGTTGTCATACTTAACGTCAAGATGAACTTGCGGTACTCTTTCTCCTGAAGCCTCACCAACGTCAGTTAAACCGCCAAAAATCAAAACCTCACCAGCTAAAAGGTGTGTAGAGCCTGCTGATACAAACGCTTGGTCTGATTTTTTAGGACGGATTGTACATTGGTCAACTGCTGGAACAGTAAGGATTTCACCTTCAATGTTTGAAGAAGCCACGAAAACTGTTTCACCAACACGAAGCGGGCTGTCTGTACCTGAATCGTACAGGTCGCTTGCTGGGATATTAACAGTAACGGTTGCCCCTGCTGCCGGATTTGTTACTTGTGCAAGGTTTGAAACTGCAATTTGGTTTTTACCACGGCTTTCAAACCAAAAGTAGTTACGGTTTTTAACTGTTTCCATGCCGCCAAAAGTGGCAAGCCACTGGAAAAAGTAATCGTATGCTTCAGAGCCGTATTTTTCTACATATTTATTGTAGTATTGGGGAGTCAATAACTGTAAATTAGATATTAACGCCCTATCCACGCCAACCGGAGCTGAAATTACGCCGGGTTGGAGGATATTCGAGGTAGGTATTCCTGCCATTTTTCAAAGGGTTTTAGATTTTAAAAACTTGTGAAATCTTAGCTATTCCAAACACTTTCCCTCAACTTTTCAAGTCTTGCATCTTCTCCTGATAGTTCAAAAGAAGTTTTTGTTGTATTGCTACCGCCAACATCTACGTTTTTCTTACCTTTTAGGTAAAGTTCTAAACGCTTTGCGGCGGCATCATTTACAAACTTCTGTGTCTTGCTTTCTTCAAACAGAATTTTGGATAAATCCTTTATCACTTGTTCCGTCTTAATACTTCCATCTTTGTCAAGCCACCTGTCTGCGAATAACACATTAGCATCAAGTCCTTCGGCAAAATTTTTCACATAGTTACTCAATGTTGCCTTTTCATCTTTGGATAAATCGTAGGTTACGGGTATCTCAACATCCTTGTCTTTTACCGCTGCCGAAAATCCATTGAAATTTTTAAGAACTGATTCTGCTGATTTGGCTTACCTCCGTTGCTTTTGAACCGCCTGTGGTTATATCTGGAATAACTATTTTACTTTGCAAAGATAAAACTTCTGGCTTAACTATTTTCGCATCACGCACAACCTTGCGGTCTATTGCATCTTCTCGAATTTGCCAAGCCTTTAGCTTTTCTTCATATTCTTCTTCATCTATACCAAAATCTTTTGTCGGTTTTGGATAACGTAAATATGCGTCTGCAATCATATCTTCTATTTCAGAAGTATCTAATTGCGGGTGTTTCATTTTAAGGTTTAACCTTATTAATTCAGTAGCATCTTTTGGATTGGTAACGTCAAGTTTTTCTACTCTTTCAAATTCTTTTTTCTTGCTAAGAACTTCATAAACTTCATCTTCTTTACCTTCCAAAATGGCTTTATATAGCCTTTCACTTTCCTGATTTGCAAACTTATTTTCATTGGCGGATTGGGATTCTTTTAACTTTCTTAATTCTTCTATTTCTTTCTTTGCTTCATCCCAATTTGAATACCCCAAGTTTTGTTTAAGATAATCGTCTGCATTAACTACTTCTTCTGATTCTTTCTCAACGGTTGTAGTTGTAACCGTTTCCTCAACCTCTTGGGTTGTTTCTACCGTAGCGGTAGCGGGCGGTGTATCGCCCCAAGCTGCTGCAATCAAACTATCGTTTGATGATGTTGTTGCAGTTTCCTGTGTCGTTTCTGACATACGGGTTTAGTTTAAATTAAAAAATATTATTGCTTGTAATGATTAAACGTAATCTTATACACATCAGCACCGCCACCCTGCACTCTTAAAAACCTGTTGTTTATATCAACTTCAAAACTTCCGGCAGCACTTATAGAATTAACCAATGTGGCAGGCGTTGTGCTTGAAACGTTTAACGTAGCCAACTGGACAAAGTTTCTTGCTGTTGAAGCATCGCCATCTCTTACTCCCTGAATAGGGTTAGAATCGTTGCTGCCATAAACAAACAACGGTGCTGCTACGGGTGCTTCCACCTGAATAGTAGTTTTAGTCCAACCACTCATATCAAGAGTAATGCTGTATATGTTTTGCTTGTAGTCTTTTGTTAAATCTGTTTGATAACTTAGTGCCATCGCATTAAATTTTTATTCCATCGCTGGAGGTTGTTGATTTATTTGTTCGTCCATTGGAGGCTGCATGGGTTGTTGCTGCTGTTGTTGCTGCATTTCTGCCTCTCTTGCCGCCTGCATTTCGGCTAATATTTTTTGCTTTTGTTCTTCCGTTGAAGCCACCGTACTTACCATTACATTATCTATTACGGCATTAACAAGCGGCTGCAATGTAGCGGGTATAGATGATGCCACGCCATCAGTTGATGGTTTTAACAATGTAGCAATCATACTAAGAACCGTATTTTTATTTTGAGCATCGCCCGACATTTTTGTTTTTTCAATTTCAATAAGCCCAGCTTGCTCCTGCGTTTTTCTCTTTTCTTCTTCGGCGGCCTGTGCTGATGCAATTTGTCCTTCTATTGTCTGCTGCTGATTTTGCATTGCTTTCCTTTCTTCATTAATCAGCATTTTCTTTGTGGCCTGCCTGAACATCATTTCGGCTAACTTAATATCTTCTTTTGCAATCCGCATTAATTGGAACGGGTCAAGATAAAGAACAAGAGAAGGTGTGCTTCTCATTGCTTCGTTCATCATTATCTCAAATTTAGCTATCTCTTGTATAGTGGACATTAATTTAATATCAGTAGTAAACTGTCTGTCGCCAATATCTTCAGATTTTACAATGCGTCTATAAGCATCCGCCCCGTATTTAACAGAATCTTTTAATAAGCAAGATACTTTTCTTGCTGTAATCTTCATACATTCTGCATAAGCACGGTAAATATAGTCGGTAGCAAATTCAGCGTTTAACTGGCTCGCTTCCACGTTACCGCTTGTAACACGAGGTTGTAATGCAGACGAAATCAAGTTGGGGTCTTCGCCCAACTCATCTTTTAGTATCTGATAGTTAAATTGGTAGTTTTGTATCAAGCCGGACATTTGGTCAAGAAAACCACTATTTTTTAATTCTGTAATTGGTATTGGTATGCGGTTTCCTTCGGCATCAACGCCTCTATAATAAATATCTCCCGTTTGGTCGTAAAGTCTTTTGTAGTTTACTGTGCTATTACCTGCATATCCTAATCCATAGTCAATATTTTGTATTGCACTTTCGTCAATAGCCGCCCCTGTTGGTCTCATTCGTGAAACAACCTGCTGCATTTTCAATAAAGCCAAAATCATTCCGTCAACTGCTGCTTCAATTTTTTCAGGAACGGCCATATTCCGCATAAGATAATTTTGCGGCATAACAAACGAATAAGAAAATTCCGCCTGACCTATTTCTTTTGGGTCTTGCGGTCTAATCATATTCTTTTTAATATTCCACTTAACTAACTTATCTACGTCAGGAAGATAAACACCTTCGTATATGTTCCAACTTTTATCTTCAATAACCTGCCTGTTTTCCCCCGTTTTTTTAGGATAGCCTTTTTCAACGTATGTAGAGCCGCTACCTTTTGTTTTTGTAATAGTATAAGGTTCGCTGTCCAGTGATTTAAACTCAAAACATAGTTTTCTAACATTCCATTCATCATAGGGACGAAGGAAGGCATTGTACCAAGTATTAGTCCAAGTAAGGTTTGTTGAAAATTGGAACTCTTTAGCTGTTTGTGCAATTTTCCAAAGTTCTTCTTCCGTAAGCGCAAGCGGGTTGTCGGGATTAAATTCTTTCCCATATCTCTTTCTTAATTCACTTATTTTAATAGTAGGTGCTTCGCCCCGCCAAGTAGTATCTCTAAAATCTGGATATTCTGAATAAGAATAAATAGCGTCTTCAGGCTTTACCCATCTTACTTTAACCACACCGTCGGCATCCATGCAGGTATAAGTGCCTACAAACAATACTTCGGCAGCATCGTGCAGCATTTTTTCTTTCAACACATCAAACCAACCATTAGAAGCCAATACATCGTTGCACCCCATTTCATATAAAATTTCTTCTGGAAGCCTCTGAAACTGCTGCTGCCAAAGATTAAGTTCTTCTTTATCTGATGGGATAAATTGGTCTTGCGGGATTAACTGTACACCGCTTTCCGCCTGTAATTGCTCTAACATTTCACGATTGTAGAGCAAAAATTCTATGTTATTATATTCTTCTTCTTTTTCTTTAATAGATAATGTGTCAATAGCCGAAACCTGTATCTTTTCATTTCTTGACATCCACCGCCCAACTAATCCTGAAACAATCCTATTTACTATTTGCAGGGCGTTCCAATTAAGGTTTATATAGTTCTCTTTAGAATTAAACTGAAACCTATCCTTGAACATTGCCTGAATGTCAATCCTACCGTTGGCGTAATTTCTGTTTTTGAAAAAGCGGGCGTTCCGATTGTAATAGTACCCGCCAACGCCTGTGTTAGATTTTGACCATATATCTTTGGCAATAGCTAATCCATACTCTTTAGATGATTTTTTTTCGGTATCAGTCGTTAGCTGAAACTTTTTTATGGCTTCGCTACCTTGCGGTATTCCACCTGAATTTTGTGCGGATATATCAGACATTGGTTTTTAATAGGATACTGCCAACAAAAATAAGAAAAAATTACGAAACAAATTTGTTTTTTTAGTTATAAACCGTTATAAGCGGTTCTTTCTTAGGTAGTGGTTTCCTCACGGGTTCAAGACCGCCAACCAAAGCAATCATAGCACTAACAGAACGGTCAGACGGGGTACGTTTTGCCGGGTCGTACAATTTCAAGTCTTCGCAAAGTTCTGACCAGTAAATTTTTTCGTAGTGGTGTTCAACGTATGTTATCATTGCGTCATTGCCTTTTGTTATGGCAAAGTCGCTTGTGGGAAACCCGTAATGCCTTTCAAGGGATGGTTTATTTCTTTTTTCAGGTGCTATTGCATTTAACGGAAATTTAGCCAAAAGCCCGATACGCCCCCTTTCTCTAAAATAAGGAACGTAATCATCGGCTACAAACTCCCAATAAATAGGGAATCCATTATATTCAGAGCAAAAAAGTATTTGGTCATAAAGGTCTTTTTTTTCACGTGGTCGCCCGTATAAATGACCTATAAATAATCCCGTGTTTTCGGGGTCACGCAAATCATATTTTGAAAACACCCATGCTGAAGCCTTTGAGCCGTATCTCTTACCCCCTTGTTCGTTTGTGATACCGTCCACGCCTATTACAGCTACATCTTGGCGGGCAGCACGAATATTAAACCCGTCTTTTATTATTGCATCTTTGGGTCGGTCAAGGCTTCCAACCCACTCCCAATGCAAAGCACTTTCGCCATCCCTGAAATCCCGCCACTTAACTTGTTGGTCTATATCTCTATAAAATACTATTTTTCTTTTTATTACGGGGTTTTCCCGCAAGTATTCAATTTGCTTGTTTAGGTTCATTACGTTGAATATACAGTCAGCGTTTGCCGACATAAACAATTCAACTTCATTTTCGGGGTTCATCCTTATTTCTTCTTCAAGGTCATCCCCTTCCATACCAACCCGCCTTTTGGCTATATAAGCCTTCGCCCCTAATTTTATATCTTCTTCTGAAAGTTCGCTGATAACATTACCTTCATCGTCTTTTTTAACCCACTTCTCTACAAGGTATTGGTATTGTTCGTGTGTTGGCTCACCGATAACACTTTCCCCGTACATACCTATAAAACCCTCGTATCCATCATGTGCAGGGCAAAAGTATCTTATAAGCCTGTTTATAGTTGGCGTTTTCTTATTCAGGTCGCCATTTTCCCAAATCATTTTAAACCCCTGCCCGCCTTTTGTAAGTTTATTTACGGTTGACGGCATTTCAATAAAACCTACCCTCTTAACACCCTTTACGAGTGTTTTAGCAAGGATTCCGAATAATTGGTTAGCTGGAACGTCCACCGGGAGTTTACCAAATTCATCGGCTAAAATCCTGCTCATACGCCCCCTATCATAAGCGTTCAGTACTGGCGCACGATAGTTAATTTTCGACCTATGCCCTTCATCTTCTTTTTGCCCTGAAATCATCCCGTCTTTTATGTTCATTGATTTTTGGGCGAAAACCATTTCTGTAACACTATCTTCTTTATTTACCTGCTTTGGTTTTAGAAACGGCGGCAAATGCCTGTAACCAAACGCCACCATATCAGTAAATGTATCACGGCTATCATCCCTTGTTTTACTAATTAAACCACAATTTGAGTTCTTAAAGAAAATAGCCTCATATACAAGGTTTGATGTTGCTTGCGAAGATGCTCCCTCCCTTCGTTTCTTTCCCCTGACAATACCCAAGCACCAAAGTATGTTTTCCCAATGTTCAAGGAATGTAAAATACCTCCTGTCGCAATCACGGTATTCAGGGCGGTTACTATCTTCCAAAACCCACCATTGAAGATAGAAATAGTATTTTTTAGGGAGGTAAGTTGCCTTTCCATTAATGCAAATCCAAATTCCGTTTTTGCACTTTTCTACTTCTTTGGCGGCATATTCTTCTTGTTCATCCGTTAATATAAGGTCGCCATTTTTATTGTATTGTACTTTATCAAAAATAGAAGGCAAATCCTCCCTAATCCACATTTGCTCATCTTTTGGCTTATCCCAATTAAGGATTTGTTCGTGAGGCGGTTTTTCAGGAAGTTTTATTCGGGTATGGTATATTTCTTCGTATTCTGCCACTAATCTCTTTTTTCTGCTATGCGGTCAATAAACGGTTTTCGTACTCTGTCTTTTTCTTCGTCCCCCGTAAGTCCTAATTTGGCTTTAATTTCCTCCATATCAACAATATGTTCTTTTGCGTTTTTTATGAGAGCCATCATGCGTTCAAATTTTTTGGGGTCGTCATCGTCTTTGGCAAAAAGGCTTTTCACCCCCTTTTCCCTCAGTATTGAAACTGTATCGTTTACAAACCTATTAAGTTCGTAATACAACCCTATTGCCCCGTTTAATTTATATTGGGCAAGTTCGGATTGTAATTCCTTTATTTTGTCGGCATCAGTCATTTGTAATCGTTTTAGCGTCAGTCGGTTCAAAGCCTACCAATAATTCACCATTACTCATTCTTTCTGTAAGAAAATCATTTACAAAAGCCACTTCCTCCCTTTCAAAACTTTCGTCTTCGGAGTGGCGGAATCTTATTACTCTTTCCTCTTTACCACCTAACCCCTGAAACACGATTTCGTAATCGCAAAACTTTAATGTACCAACTACTTTTCCCCTTAAACTACCAGTTGTAACATAAAGTGTATCAACGTATAGCGTTGGCTCTATACCAAGAAGACTTCCTTTATATGGTTCAAAAACCCGCAAGCTAAACTCAAAGTTTTTAAGCGGCTTCCAACTTCCGTCAATATCAAGCCACGCATAACAATCTTCTTCAGGTAGCGAATAGTATCTTATATCATTTTCCGCATCTTTCCCCGTTAATTCAGGATAATCAAATATCTTATTTGTTTCGTGGATTGCGTTATGATTAATAAGTATTTGCGTTCCACATGGAATGTATTCTGCTGAAATAACGATAGCATTTACTGGCTGTGCTATCCGCATATTAAATTGGTTGTACTTCCGTTCCCGCCTTATTACCGTCCCATCTTCAAACCTGTGTGTATTTTTAGCCTCTATATCTAATTTTACCACAACCCTACCTTCAATATATTTAAGGGCTTCTTTCTTAGCCAATGCCGCCTCATTCGCTTTATCCCTTGCTGATTTAACGGTAGCGTGGATTAGCTTTTCGTCAAGCTGCGATTTAACAAGTTCAGCCCTGTCAAAATTTTCTTTTGAAGGGTTTACTACAAAGTGTTTAGCCATAAGATATTCAAAGTTAAAAAATAATTGTTATATTTGTTGCCGACAGACTTATTTCCATACCTATTAAAACTTAAAAAATGGCAGCAGCAGCACATTTTTCAACCCGTGTTTATGGTGAAATCGAAGGACAACCCCCGTTTCAAAATGCAAGCGGTCAGGCCGCATTTAGTCGTGTAAAAGACTGGCCTACTTCAACTATCGTTAGTTTCCCTACCGATGGTACAAGTTTCTTCCCTCTTACAAACGGTGTAGTAGTTGGCGGTTCTTATGTTTATTCGGTTATTGAACTTCCCCCTACTGGCCTGAATGTTCACGGCACTAAGTATGTAACTGATAGTTCAGTTGCTACTTTGGCTACTTTGGCAGGCTAACCTTAACACAGGTTTTCAATGAACTAAAGCCCCGTTTGGGGCTTTTTTATTTATTGGCAGTTTTATTATATAAAGTTTTAAAATAGTACTCATTGCCCACTTGATGATAAAACCCGTAATTATCTTCACCTATCATAATTTGGCAATTAGGCGCAAAGGAACATATTTCAAGTATTCTTGGCGTTCCCATAGCGTTTGCTAAATTCCAATTCATACTTTGGTTACCTACCAAAAATCTTGCTTCTTTTATAGCGTGTGCCAACTCCAAAAAGTTTTTTACTTTAAGGTGCGGTATATCTAAATGCCACTTTTGGCAAAACATCCAATGTTCTCTTTCGTTTCCGGCAAATATTAAATCAGGGGCATAATTTTTAAGGTAAAAATAATCAGCAGAATTATTCCTATACCTTTCTGTAAAGTTTAATATAACTTTTCCTTGCACTTGCTTTTTAATGTTTGGCTGGCATTTACCTTCAATAGTAATCCACGGCTTACTCATATCAAAAGCAAGGTCAGGAAAAGCAAGCGGCAACCAAGAAGGTAAAGCCCCGTTTGGAAGGTTTACAAATGTTTTACCCCGAATAACATCAAAGTCAAGGTCTATCGGTTGCCCCGCATATTTTTCAAACGAGTGTATATAATGTTGGCTTTCTATTAGCGGCTTCAACATATCCCACATATCATCATTACAACAGACAAATTCTCCTTTTTCATTTGTTGTCGGGTGTGTCGCACCCTGATAATAAGCCGCTAAAAAAGAAACTGATTGTGCCACAATGACCCTTCTTTTGGTTACATCATAATACTTTTTTATAGCACCCATAGCCCCGATTAAATCACCGGGGTTCACCGAATGTTTGACCCTGCAAAGTCTTTCTTGTGTTGGTTGTTCCGCCAATTCATGCTGTAAGCGTACTGGCATTTCATAGTTTTTTTTCTTAGCCATTATACTTCTCCTTTGTTTTCTTTATGAACTGTTTTTAATCTTTGATATACTTTTCTTGTTTCTTGCGGGCGGCCTTGTGTTAATAGTGCCGCCAACTTTTTAAGTTTCTTTACTTGCTTTTTTCGCATTGTTTTGTTTTTTTATGCCGTAGGTTTCATTGTGCCATATTTTTACTTGCCCTGATTCAAAGTGGCGGATTATCCCGCCATCCAAAAGTATTACCGTTATTTCATCGTTCTCTAAAAACCCGCCACATTTAACGTACCACACATACCCATCCCCAAGCGGGGTAGTACAAGGGGTTGGGTTGCGTGGCTCAAAAATCATAGGTTACGGATTATTATTTTCTTCTTAAAGCCCCGATAAAGTTTGGCGGGTGTGGTAATTCGGGGTATAAGTGCCAACTATTATTACCTTCATCCAAATTGTGTTCTGCCACATAATCAAATATTGGTTGCCAATTTATATGTATTGGTTCGTATTTCCCTGACGATATTAGTTGGTCATAACATCTTGCTACTGCCGTAAATTGAGAGCCATAATCATGAAAAGCTATTATTCCGCCTTTAATCATTTTATCTTCATATAATGGCCTTTCCGATTGAACTATTTCTTCACCGTGATTCCCGCTATCAACAAATAAAAAAGATAAATCATCCTTTATTTCAGGAAAAACATCTGTTGAATAGCGGCTATCTGTTATAAATGATTGAATAGGTAAAAGCGACCCTATTTGCTTTCTTATAGATAACTCCCAATCATTATTTGCAAACTCCGGTTCTACCAAATGCAATGTGCCTTCTTTGGCATACATAGCGGCAGCAATCATAGTTGTACTTTTACCTTTATGACTTCCAAGCTCTACCCAATATCCAGAAGGTGATTGAAGGCATATATTGTATAAAGCAATACCTTCTGAAACTGACATTGCACCCATCGTTTCTTTAAATTGCTTTATTATTTCTTTTGACAGGTATTTTATTTCCATGTTTTTTATCTTAATGTCAGGTCAGCCGGATAATGCAGGCCGCCATTTTGGTTAATAAAATTAATTACTTCGTTATATGGCAATTCGTTCAAATGTTTTAGCGTTCCCGTTTTGTAATTATTCCAACAAAATATTGTAAATGGATTTTGTAATGGTGGATAATATACGCTACTGCCTGCCGATAAACCAATTATGTGTTCCGTCCAATGACAGATTCTTGATGGTTTGTAGGTGTCGCAAAAATAATCATAATCATTTAAGCATTTTTCTATTTCAGCAAAATCTATTGTTTCTCTTTTACAAATGAAGAAGCGGGTGCTGCACCATACATAATTGAAACTTTTGTCATCAACCGGCTTTGGCGACCAATGTGAAGGGTAAGAAACATATTTCCATTCGTTAAGCCACGATATTATTTTTTCTACGCCTTCTTTTGATTCTGTGAAGGCGGCACAGTCTTGGTCAAAATGGGCGATTACATCCCCCGTACATAATCTTAACGCCGCCAAATAATTCTTATCGTTAAAATGGTGGCCGCCCGTATGCTTTCGGATAACCAGCGTATCTACCATTTCTTTTATTTGTGCTACAAGTTCTGCGGGAACTTTATTGTGTTCATCTACAAATAATATCACTTCTTTTTCAAATCCTTCAAAAAAAATTATCTTATTTAAAACACCTTCGGTCAAGAAATCTTTTGACTTGCAGCCGGAAAATAATCCCGTTGCTTGGCTTTGTTCTTCTTCAAAACCGCTTCTTGTGTCTGAGTTTATACAAATACTGATTTTCATATTTTTTGAATTACTACTACTCCGCCGCCCGTATCCTGCGGGTCTGCGGCTTCAAATTTTTTAATCCACCCTTTAAATGTATCGTTTAATAATCCTATTTTTTTTAATGCCTTTCTTACGCCGCCAATGCAAAAGTCGGGGTCATTCTTATCTCCAACTCCTTGATAGCCGGATAATGGGTCTAAATGCTTTCCTGTGTCATGAAACAACATAAAACCCGAAGCATAAATGGCTTAATACCCCAACATTAAGAAGGAATAAATTTATGCTAACGGGTTTTTTGTGTTAAATATTTTGTACATGTTAGTGATATTAAGCT